GTTCTTCCCCGACTCGACGAACGAGAGCGAGAAGACCGCCATGCCGCCGTCGTCGGTGGTCTCGCGAATCGACCACTCGACCGCGACGACCTCGATCGTCCCGCGGTAGGGATGGACGAGAGTTCCGGCGCCGGGCGTGCGCAGCGCCGTGAGAAGCGCATCACGCGCCCGCATGTAGTCCGGGCCGATCACGTAGGCTTCGAGCCCGAACTTCTCGCCCTGGAGCCCCAGCTCCTCGAAGTACGGGAGATCGCGCTGCGGGTACTCGTGGAGCTGCCCGCGCTTGCCGCCGCCGATCTCAGTCGAGCGCGTCGTGAACGGGACGCCGCGGAAGCTCGCGGGGCGGAGCTCGTCCTGCCAGGGCATCTAATTCCAGCCCTGCGCCATGGTCCAACCGACGTCGAGATTCATCGGACCGTTCGCTTTCATCTTCTCAACGCGGCCCTGGGCTCCGTCGATTCGGATGTCGAGACGGCCGCCGACATCAGTCTGCTGACGTGGGAAGATGCCGGTCGAGAAGTCCGCCGCGCTGAAGAGGGAGGCCGCGCCCGACAACGCGCCGGAGGCAAGAGCCCCGCCGACGTTGCCAGCAGCAGCGAGCAGGCGAATCAGTGGGTTCCCCTTGAGAATCTCCCAAGTCTGCGTCGCAATGGCCTTCAGCTTGTCAAAATGGATGATCGCGAGCGCGAGGCCCGTGACCATCAAGCCGATTCCGATCGCGACCCAACCGGCGGGTGATGCCAGCAGCGCCGCCGAGAGCGCGACGAGCGACGCGATCACGGGACCGAGGATTACCGCGGCAAGGCTCCCGAGCACGGTCTTCGCGCCGCCGATCGTCTCGAAGAACTGAACCATCTTCGGTAGCGCCGTCGGCAAGAAGTCCGCGAGAGCGCGAAGCGACGTCCCTAGATCGCGTGCGAAGTCGACGACCTTTGTGCGGATGAGCTCTTGATTCACCTTCATCCACTCGTTGATGCGAGTCACGATCGCGAGGACCGGAGGCACAAGTTCGCTCGCAAGAGCCAGAGCCAACCCGGTGATGCGCTTCTGCAGTCGCTCGCTCTCGTCGGCGAGCTGGACCGCTGCCTTCACAGTCTCCTCGGAGATCACGCTGCCGGTCTCACGCGCCTCGAGGCGCAGCGCTTCCAGGTTGTCAGCCATCAGCGCGAGCCTTCCGCCACCTTTCCCGAACGCGGCCTCGCCGAGCAGGCCGCGCGCGTTCACGTTCTTCAAGTTCGTCATCGCATCGACCAGAAGGGTCACGCCTTCTTCGGTCGAGCGCGCCGCCTTCAGCTGACGCAGGAGTGCCGGGCTCGTCTTCTTCAGGAGCGCGTTCAGCGGCCCCACGTTCGCGCGCAGTCCGACGAGGTTGCGCGAGAACCGCATCATGCCCTTGTCGAGCTGGCCTGCCGACACACCGTTTCGCTCGGCTGCGAACCGAAGCTCTTGCAGCGCTTCAACCCCGAGACCCGCAGCCGATGCGACCTCATCAATCTCGTCCGCGGCGGAGACGAACTTCTTCATGCCGGCGACTGCAGCGACGCCAAGTGCCGACCCGAGCAGCAGCGCACGGCGCGCGAGATGCGCGATGCTCGCGCCGACGGCGCGCGTGCGATCGAGCAACTGAGAGAACTTCATCTGCGCGTTCAAGCCCTTGAATGCGCGAGAGAGATCATGAACAGGCTTCTGCATCACCTTAAGGCGGTCGCTGATCTTGTTGACCACCAGGGTTGCGCGATTCGTCGCCCGGATGACGATGTTGACCGGGTTGAGCTTGCTTCCCATAGAGCTTCTCCGCGCGGCGAGCCCAGAACCGAATTCGTCTCAGCGGCATGTCCCAGATCTCCCGCTCGGAGAAGTGGAACACGGACGCGATGACCCCTATTCCGTCGGCCCAGTCTGGTGGGATTCTGGTTCCGATTCGGACCGCGGCGATGGCTCCTCGAAAAAACCCATCTCCGCGAGTGCCTCCATGCACGCATTCCAATCGCGCAGGCGCAGCAGTAGCACGCTCGAGTACGGGATCCCGGCGACTGAGGCGAGGAGCATGTTCGCCTTCTTCGTCGGTGCATCGGTCGCCGCCTTGTCGGTGGCCTCGATGTCCTTCGCCGTCGGCTCTCGGAGCACGAGCTTCGTGATTGACTCGCCGTGTGCAGTGATCGGCTGCGACAGCGTGATCGTCTTACTCTCTTCGGCCATCAGCTGAGTTCCTCTGCTCGCTCTGCGGCGAAGCGCACCGCGATCGAGCCCTCGCCGATGTTCACGCTGCCGTCGGCGGTCTGCGTCGCGTTCGCCAGCACCCACGCCTTCCCGTTCGCCATCTCGCACGTGATCGTCACGTCTTCGAGGCCGAGCAGCTCCTTCACGTCGAGCGAGTCGCGGTCGCGCACCTCGCCCTCGATCGTCGCGGCCTGGTACGAGATCTTGAAGGCCATCGTGCCGTCGGGCCCGATGACCTCTTCCTTCTTCGTGACGCCGGGATTCAGCGTGAAGTCGCCAGCGACGGCGTACTGCGTTCCGTCGATCTTGAAGATGAGTATTCCGACGCGGATCATGCAGACCTCCTAGAGTACGAAGCCGATCTGAGCGCCGACGACGATGAGCTGGTTCACGAGATCCGGCGGCAGCAGCATGTCCAGCCGGTTCGGGTCGGTCGCGTTGCGCTCCGCGACCAGCTCGTCCTTGAACTGCGCCAGGCCCTCGACGAGCCCGGCCGCTTCCCACTGCATGAAGAGCGCGATCGCTTCCGCCTTCGCGATCTTCGGCGTGATGACCGCCTGACCGGGGCCGAAGTTCGTGCCGTCGCTCGCGAGCTTGTGCCGCGGGAACTTCTGCGCGAACCGCGCCCGGAAGCTGTACCGGAGATAGCCGAGCGTGAGCAGCGAGTTCACCGCCAGATAGCTCTCGTCCGGGAGTCCGGCCGCGTTGCGCTGGTACGTGGTGATGAGCCGCTCGATGCGCGACACGCCGCCGGTGTCGACGGTGAACGTCGAGATCCCGTCGTAGAGGAGCAGGTTCCGCTCAGCGTGTGTGAAGCGATTGAGCGGCTTCGGCCCCAGAATCCCCGGCATCTCGAGCGTCGTGAACGGCCGCGCTGGGTCGCGCTGTCCGTGCTCCGCCACGATCCCCGCAAGCGACGCCGCGACCCGGTAGGTTGGAGACGGCATCGACGGCAGACCCATGACGGTGACGTGAGGAGAGTTCCGCGCGTCGCCGAAGGTGCCGAGCGTCCCCTGCGTCCCGCGCTTGGCCGCGAGAGCGTGGCCCTCGAGCGGTCGCTCCGGGCCCCAGCGATCGGACAGCTCCGTCTCGAGCAGCGCGAGGTTCGCGCTGTCGGTGTACGGCAGCGCGATCACGTTGTACCACTCGTCGCCCATCGCGGCGATCGCGGTCGCGAGGCTCGGATTGCCCGTGCCCGAGGCCATATCGACGACCGCAGAGGCGAGGCCCGTCGGTGTCACCTCGTCGTCGTAGTAGTTCACGCGCACGTCGATGTCGTTGCCCACCTCGCCGAGATTGCGCGCGGTCAGGTTCACGACGCCGGCGCCACCGGACGCAGCCGTGACCGGCAGGTTTGTGTCGGCGTTGATCGCGCTGATGACGGCGGTCGCAACCGCAGCCGCCGTGGCGCTTGCCGCTGCCGCGACCTGAATGCGTGTCCCCGCGATCCAGACGTTCACGGTCCCGGCCGCCGTCGCCGTGCCGGTGAACGTGATCGAGCCCGTCGCCGCCACCGCTCCACCCGCGTCCGCGAGTGCGATCGCCCACGACTCGGTGAAGGTGTTCACCGCCTTCAGCGCGATGAACATCGCGTGCAGCATCGAGCCCTGGCCGAAGAGCGTCGCAGCCTCCGCCTCGGACGCGACACGATAGGGTGTCGCCGCCGTCGCCGTGCCTGCCGAGAACTTCTGCCCGAGCACCAGGATCTTGTACGGGATGCCCACAAGCCCACGAATCGCGTTCGCCGTCGAGAACTCGGCATAGACGCCCGGCACGCGGAGATTGACCGGAATCCGTTCGAAGCTGATCACGGCTTACTCCTTGCTCTTGGGCTTGGGCTGCGCGGCCGCCTCCGTCGTGACGACGACGTCGCCCACGAGGATGCGGCGCTGCCAGTAGCCGTTGTTCGGGACGAGGAGCCCGGCATCCGGAATCGGAGCCTTCGTCATCGGGTCGCGTACGCGCGCACCTGGTGCAGGTCGCACGAAGATCGTCTCCATCAAGCCTCCTCGAATTCGATCACGTCCTCCGCCTCTGCCTGGGCGTCGGGCGCGGTGAAGTTCCATTCGTTGTGGACGGTGAGAAGGTCGTCGCCGACCTGGACGGACACCTCTCGGCCATACACCACCGCGAACTGCAGCCGGTTCACGCCGAACTTCTGGGCGCCAGCTCCATCGAAGTCCGAGCCGAAGGAGGCAAGCACCAGGTCTTCAGCGAGCTGGCCCAAGTAACGGTCCGGCAGGATGATCCGCTTAAGGATCTCTTCCTCGATCTGATCGATCCGATCCTCTACGCCTTTGCCACCGTCGATGATGTCGATTACGAGATCGAGCGTGTGCTTTAGGACGCGTGGAGACTCCGAGAAGATCTCGACCTTCTCGTCGCGGGTGAAGACGTTCAGCGCGGGCAACCGCCACTCGTCGGTGCGCGCCTGGATCGGCTCCACCCTTTCTGCGTGGACGCGATCAGCGGCCGTGGTAGCTGCAGCCTTCAGCTTCGCGACGACGTACTGACGGATCCGCGTACGCGGGTGGAGGTTCGGGTCGATCACAACGCTGAACAGCCCACCGGTGACGAGCGAGAGGCCCTGCGCGGAGAACAGGCCGCCAGTGACGAGCGAGAGAGGATCAGGCATTCGTCACACCCGATGCAGCTCGATCATCGTCATCCCCGTTCCGTCGGGCTGGACGTCGGTGACCTCGAACTCGCGTCCGGCGATCACGACGCCCCACTCCTTCTGCACGAGCGCGACGTCGCTCGAGCGACAGAGGATTTTCGGGTCTGACGTGGACACGCCTGACTCCGAGAGTTGATCGAGCAGGAGGTGCTCGTCGTCGAACTGCGCCTGCACGGTGAATGGCGGATCCACCGGCGGACGCACCTCCACATCGAGGCCGAACTCCTCGGTGTGGAGGAACGCCAGGCGATCCTCCTCGGTCTCGGCGGCCATGCGCTACGCCTTCGGCGGCTTCTCGGCCTTCGGCGGCTTCTCGCCTTCCGGCGCCGGCGCCGAGCCCTCCTCGGGGGACGACGCGACGTAGGGTCGCGCGAGCCCACGAGTGACGAGCTCCTCCGCCTTCTCCTGCGGGTACTCGACCACCGTGCCTGGCTTGTACTCGACGACGCCCTCGGGCCGCTTCACGACGAGAGTCGTGTCGGACACCACCTTCATGCAGATCTCCTCGATCAAGAGGCGCGCTGCGCGCGCCAGGTATCAGGTGACGACAGCCGCGAGCGTCGCGTTCGGCC